GATCCTCATAGCCCAAGTCGATATTTAAGTGTTCGAATTTTTTCATTTATATTCTCATCTTTATTAATAATATTGTGTAGTCTACTAGTCAATCCAAGTTTTGATCTAGTTTTTTTCCGGCCGGCTTTTTTATTATCTGGATTCCACCTATGATACTTAGCCATTTTTCTATCCCTTATTTAATTTGCAACATTTCCTTGGTCATTATATAGTCACGTACAAAATCAGATCGTACGATATCTTCCCATCCAAACTCTATTGTTTCAAAGTTACGGAGTTGTTCTATGATAGAAAGAAATTTAATTATTCCAGATTTATCTCCCTCTTTCTGAAAGTCAGATTGATAGTAATCACCACACATTATGAACCTGCAATTATCTCCTACACGAGTAATAATAGAGTCAAGTTCATGAAATGTGAGGTTTTGCATTTCATCTAATACTACAACAGCATTAGATATAGTTAGCCCACGTATAAACGACGTAGACATAAAATTAATTGTACCGGTATTTTTAAGTTTCATCCATGCATCTGAGTCACTGAAGAGCTCTGCACATATAGATCTATATGGACCAGTATAAGCATCTTTCTTTTCTTCCTCATCACCAGGTAAGAAACCAATATCTCTTGTAGGTACAATAGATCTAATAATTACTACTTTGTCGTATCGCATTTCCTTGTCAAGTACATCTTCAAGAGCCATGGATAACGCCATAAATGTTTTGCCAGTTCCTGCTGATCCAGAGAGTACGAGAGAGTTCCCATCTTCATATGCCTCATATGCTTGTTTTTGATGTGGAGTTAATGGAGTAACATCTAACATGTCCTCCAACCTAAGTTTTAAAGCACGAGATGCCATTCTTAATGCCTATTCATAGTGTGTGCTTTATGAGTCTGCGCAATCTTATCTTGCACTTCTCTAAATCCGTTATCTACTGGAATTCTATTCCCAGGATTGTGTACCATATTAAGAGTATTGATAACTTGCTCAAGTCCGTGCTTTTCCATATAGGCAGCTTTGTCGTCCATCTTAACATGCTCATCAAACTCTTCGCCCGTCTTTTTATTTCGAAACGTGTATATTGGCATCTTCTAATTCCTTAATTCGTTGTTCAAGTTCTTTAATTTTACGAGTAGCTTCCCAAGGAGACATAGGCAAATTAGCTTTGCATTTCTCATCTTCTTCTCTCAGTCTTCGTACCATGTAATCATAGTATCCTTCTCGTTGCTCAACCATTCCACCACTCCGGAGTTTCGCGTTTAGTCCATACCATAGAAAACCTAGAAGCTTTAGTATGATAATATAATTTATAAGACTTTACTGGATCATCAGGAAATATACATTCTGGATTAGCACTCATAGCCAACGGAAATGGTGTGATATTAGCATGAGGTATATTTCTAGGAAGAGTCCAAAGAGCATTACGTAATAGCCTATCAGTCTTATGCACTTTGCCATAGCGGTAGGTATATTCATCACACAATGCAACAAAATGTTTGTAGTGCCAATTGTAATTAGCAGATGTTTCAAAGGTCCACTTAGTACATGGATGACCGTGGTGTACTGCAGAATAGAATAACATTTCGGCTTCTAGATCATCTGCACCTTCATATAAGTCATAGTATTTAACCATTGTTTTACCAGACTTAGAAGGCCTTTTTATTACTTTACCATCTAGCATTCTATGTGCCGTACTCAGCATTTGAGCTGATTCCACGATCATCTTAACCACGTGTTTATCGCATTGAAGCTGTGCTGCCATTACTGGGTCTTTGTCAAGTATAAAAATATTCATAATCATTTCCTCATTCTATAAGTATATTATAACACAGTTTCATCCAAATGTAAAGGATTAAATTGCAATATCCAATTCAACTTCTGATATTCTAGAGTTTAAGTACTCATACTTAGCTCTTAGTTTGTATACTAGGTTACTATCCCCTTTTTTCTCCTGTTTCTTAATGTAGTGTTTCAATTCTTTAGAATCCCGTTTCAGTCTTTCGATTTGTGATCCTTGCAAGTCTTTTCTCCTACGGTGAGATGTTGGTGAAGAAATAGTTTTGCTCCTATGTTAGGGTTAAAAAAAGCCTATGCCATTTTATTGGCATAAGCACTTTATAATGTAGTTATTGTTTATCATAATTCTATTTATTCTTTAATTAAACTCGGCCATGTATCTTGAACTAATTTTTTTGATAAACCTTTATATAATCCTGCCATTTTCTTATCTTTCATAGCAATCATTATTTTAGCATCTTCTTCCATAATAGTTTCTAATATAGCCATAAACATACGTTCACGTTTAGGAGCCATAATGTTATCACCATTACTACCTTTGATAAAGTAAGTTAGCCTTTTTACTGATTGATGAGTAGTAGCAGCACGGGATTCTCTTTCCCTAGCTGGTTCAAAAGGTGGATCACCCTTTGGAAGATTAAACTCTAATGAGTCATCAAAGGCTCCTCGTAAAATACTTTTTAAAGCTACACTTTCATGTTCTTTAAGCACTTTAGCTTTATCAATTTTAGTTGGAGCTTCAGCCATCAATTCTAAGACTTGATGGATAGACATTTTAGTTGGTACAATTTGTTTAGGCATTATTAAAATCCTCAATACACTCAATTAACATTTTACATCTATTTGCAACGAAATAGTTTAATACTTTACCAGGACCTCTTTGCTCTGGTATCTGATACTTATTTATAATTTCAGTCTTAAGCTCTTGTGGTGTATTTTCAAGATTAATAAGAGTATCATTACGGCACCAGTTGCGATACCAAGATGCTGCATATAGTAACTCACCTTCATCAAGGTCAGCTAGAATAGCATCTATTTTCTTTTGAGTAACTGGTGTTTGGCGAATACCTTCAACAAAGCAATCATCTTGACTAAGTATATTTGGTACACCATCACCAGAGTCACCTTTAAGTACATGCTCTAAAGCATATAAACGTGGATTATCATGCTGTACAAATTTCTTTTGCATTGGACTATATTGACGAACGTTATTGTATTTGTGCAACTGAATAAAGTCTTTATCAGCAGAGATAATCATAATTGGATCAGGATTAAATTCTACTTTAGATTTCATATGAGTAAGAGTACCAATGATATCATCGGCTTCACATCGTTCTATATGAATAACTTTGTATGGTAGGTTATCACGAATCTCTTCACGTACTTGGTTAATAATACGAAAGACTTCATTCCAATCCATAGAGGATTCTTCCCTGCCTTTTTTACGAGAGGCCTTATACTGTGGGAATACTTCTTTACGCCATGATGAGTGATCACATGCAATAACAACTTCACCATATTCTTTACGGTGCTTTTTATTGTACATCCTAATAGTATTAAGAATCATATGACGAATCATGTTTTCGTCTATATTCATTTTTTGTGTAACTACACCTGCTATAGCAATTGCATTATAATCGATTATTATCATTCGAAGGTTCTCCATCATCTAGTTCATTATTATCTTCTTCTAAAGAATCCATATACTCTTTAGCAGCTTTTATCATTAAATCACATTCATCTAATATATGGTGAAATATATGACCGTGGTTTTTATGGTTTCTTGTAAAAGAAGCATAAAGTAAATTAGCTAATACACTTATATCAGCTTTCATACGATTATCAACGTCATAACCTAACTCTTCAAGCTCGTCTTGTACAACATCAAAGATATGATACGTTGTTTCAAGGTCGTACTCTTCCATGCTTTCAATCTTATCGACTGAAGGCTTTGGGAATTGAATTATATTACTACCATCGTTTTTCATAATACTATTATTATAACACAGTTTCAGTCAAATGTAAACCCCTAATATGCTTAGAATGTATTTTACAGCCTATAAATTCATTATAATATTCGTTATTAAGTAGTACCTCACGTTCAAATTGTTCTTTAGCTTCTAAATAAGAACACTCTCCTTTAGTCTTACATAGATGCAATATTTCTCGTTTGTAGTTATCTAGACCTTTTTCTTCAACTAAAGCTTGTACTTCCTTAGAAGATCCGTGATAAGTTCGCCAATCGCTTTCAGCACGCGTCTTAACTCGTCGCTTTCTGGTTTTAGTAATTGGAAGAGTTTTAGGTTTCCAAAAGAATTTTTTGCCAACGTACATTCTCCCTGTATCTAACTCAGTGATGATATATACAAATCCATGATATTCTTCTGGTGTTTCAGTGTATTCTTTGTTCTGATATATCCAGTTCATTCCCACTCTTCTTCGCCTGTGTCGTCAATATAAAAATGACCTTCAGACATATTTATCTCTTCAAATATCTCTTCACCACAAGACGGGCAGAATGTTGTTTTATCTTCATCAGAATCTCTTTCACTTGTATTGTTATGAAACTTTACAGTAAACTTAGCTTTACAACTCCAGCAATCTTTCATATTGACATCCTTGAAACATCGGCTGATAAGAAATAATCTTTAAGTTGTTGAAATCCTCCAATAGGCATATCATCAATTACTACTACGGGAAAGGATCTTGCTGTTGGAAATCTTTCTAGTAGTTGTTCTCTTGTAATATCTACACCAACAACAGTTTCGCTATAGGTTTTCTTTCTATTATCTAAAAAACCTTTAGCACTTTCACAATAGACACATGGTGGTTCGTGTCTTGTAATTAATTCGATTTTCATTATAGGCTCATTCCTTTTAGTATGTTATCATCCATATCCTGTTTCATGCCACCAATAACATATGAGCTAATTTCAGTTTCCTGAGGAGCAACTTGTACATTACCACCAGCAATCCATTTTTCTGTCCATGGCAATGGGTTTGCCTGTGGAGTTGAATAAGGTGAAGTTATACCAAGTGCTTTCATACGCTTTGAAGCAATCCATTCTATATAACTATATAACAAGTTAGCATTTAATCCAATCATAGAACCATCTTTGAATAGATAATCAGCCCATACTTTTTCTTGATCAACAGCATCAACAAACATTTGAGTTACTTGTGACTCTTGCTGTTCTTTGATCTTAGCAAAGTCTGGATCTTCTTTTGGAAGAATCTTTAGAATAGTTTGACTTGCGGCTAGGTGTGTATTCTCATCCCTTGCAATAAACTTAATAATCTTTGCATTACCTTCCATACGTTTAAGTTCAGCAAATGCCCAAGAACAAGCAAAGGATACATAGAACCTTACGCCTTCGAGTACATTAATTGAATTAAGTGCCATCCATAGTTTACGTTTCATTTCAAACTTATCAATTTGAAATTGAGTACCATTTACTTTATGGATACCTTCACCAAGAAGAGACCACCATTTGCAATATTCAATGCAGTCATCATAGTACTTAGAAATATCCTTTGCGCAATCTGCAATTTCATTAATGTCCAACATCTTATCAAACACAATAGATGGATTAGGATATACATTACGAATGATATGTGTATATGAACGGCTATGAATTGTTTCCATAAAGGCCCAAGTCTGTACTAATGGCTCTATCTCTGGAAGAGATGCAATAGGCATTAGTGTTTCAGTTGGACCACGACCTTGTACAGAATCCAATAGGATCTGACGTTTAAGGTTAGATGTAAAGATATGCTTTTCATGTACTGTAAGATTTGCAAAATCACTACGGTCTTTAGATACATCCACTTCTTCTGGACGCCAAAAGAATCCTAGCATCTTATCTGTAATCTTATCCAATTGTGGATATTTTAACATATCATATCTGGCAACATCTACGCTTTCATCGAAGAACATCTGCGACTCTATATGGGATTTAGTTTTTTGCTTGAATACTGACATTTGTTTTCCTTTCTAAATAACACAGCTGTCGCAATTTTCGTCGTCTTCGAATTCGCTTGGTAGATCTACATGAGCATCTGTCATTTCACCTGATCCATCATATGTGTTGTTATAATATAATTGCTTTCCACCATACTTATAGAACGTCACTAAATCAGTAATCATTTGAGACATAGGTACTTTATTGTCTTCAAACTTTTCTGGATTATATGACGTATTAACTGAAATGCCTTGATCTATATATTTTTGCAAAACAGCCATGATTTGAAGATAACCCGATGGATTAGGTTGATCCCATAACAAATCATATTTATTCTTTAGATGGTGGTAACCAGGAACAACCTGAGCCATTATTCCGTCTTTAGATTGTTTATATGATACTAAAGCACGAGGTGGTTCAATACCATTAGTTGAATTAGATATCTGAGCTGAAGTTTCAGCTGGCATTAAAGCCATCAGAGTAGAGTTACGTATGCCATGTTCAAGCACTTTCTTTTTAAGTTCTTTCCATGGCATACGTTCGTTATGTTTTACAAGTTCATCTACTTCTTTTTTGTAAGTATCTTTTGGAAATAGACCTTGATTGTATTTGGTATCAGTGCTTTTAAAACACGAGCCACGCTCTTCAGCAAGTTCCACACTAGCTTGAATAAGGTAGTAACTCCATGCTTCAGCATATTCATCAATTGTATTAAGCGAGTTTTGATCATATTTAAGTCCTCTTTTAGCCAAAAAGTATGCCAAGTTAATGATCCCCACACCCAGAGGGCGGCGGTCCATAGTGCTTCGATACGCTGCCGCAACCGGATAGTCTTGGTAATCGAGAAGTGAATCGAGCGACCTAACTGCGAGATTGCAGTATTTTTGGAATTCTTTTGGTTCATTTATTAGTCCCCAGTTTATAGCTGATAAAGTACATAATGATATTTCACCCTCTGTATCGTCCGCAGATGATAGAGGTTTAGTTGGCAGATCAATTTCACAACAAAGGTTGCTCATACGAATAGGTGCATTTTCAGGGATGAATGACCCGTGTTCATTCGCATGATCAACATTCATAATGTAAATCCTGCCAGTATCTTTACGTTCTGTAATGAGTTGAGAAAATACTTCCATTGCTGGCATAGATGATTTACGAA